TTTTTCTGGAAGTTTATCTTCCAACCACTGAACCGCAGCAACATGGTTTGCGTTCTTCTCATCATAATACTTGAAAAAGTTATGAAGATCTAGGGTCATAGTACTATTTTTTGCGACACCTTGCTATTTAGGATTTTGTATATTAATTAATCTTAAATATCTCCATCTTTGTCCAAGCACCATCAGCAGTTCCAGTAACGACATGACTAGTTGGGTTTGAACTATAAGCAGTAAACTCAATATAGTCTGTCGTTCCATTCATTGTTACAATTCCACATGCATTTTGCGTATAAGAAAAAGTGTGTATTCCAACCTGACTTAATGCAAATGCAGTTCCGTTTTTTCTTAGTTGAATATTTGATTGATCAGTTGAAATGGTTCCAGCATTCCAATTTAACATTACATCAACACGATAAGTTCCTGCAACAGTTGGAGTTGTGCGAGTTGTAATACCACTATACCAACCATTAGTATCACTTGTTGCAGTAAAACCAATTAAAGTATCAATATTACTGGGTATAGTTTGGTTTGTAAGTCTTGCAAGTTTTACATAATAATTTCCAGCGGCATTTAAGTTTCCAGTGATTGTTGCAACACCAGAAACATTAAGTTGTTTTGCGAATAAAGTAACTCCAGTTACGGTAGTAATTCCAGCAAAGGTTGATACGCCAGAAACACTTAATTGTTTAGTAAATAGAGTCTCTCCAGTAACTGTAGTAATCCCAGCAAATGTAGATAATCCTGAGATATTTAAATCAGTAAATGTATTTGGTGCATTAGCAACGGCAGACTCAATCGTAGCTGTCGTTGTAGCATCTAATGAAGCAATATTTTGAAGTTGTCTTGCTGAACTGATGACCTGTGTTGCACCAATGTTTAAAGAATTAGTTGTTGTAATACCAGAATTATTAATATTTTGTGCAGTAAAATTAGTAGTTGTAGTGATACCAAAAGTACTAACACCAGAAACATTAAGTTGTTTAGAAAATAAAGTAACTCCAGTAACAGTAGTGATTCCCGCAAATGTGGAGAGTCCAGAAACACTTAATTGAGTTACTGAAGCAATACCACCTATAACTGATGTGGAAACTCCAGAAGTATTTGCATAACTTACTAGAGTTGTTCCATTTCCAAAAGCATTATAAATTTCCGTAAAATTCGTGTTTATCTTAACAGCACCTGCCAACAGAGAATCACCTGTGCCATCATTGGGGGATGTTCCTGTATTAATTACAAGTTTTGCCATTTCTTTAGATACTATTTCCTAATAGGTATTTAGGATCTCCCGCCCCATTGAATATCGGGATAAGCATCAGAAACATTCTGTTTGGAAATATTATATTTTTCTTGTAATTTTTTATCTTTAACAAGCATAAGAATTTCAGCTTCAAGAGGATGCAATCCTTCAAGAATACTGATAAACATGGTCTCTCTCTTCATACTTGAAAGACGATCATTACCGCCTTTCACAAAGTTATAGAAGTAAGTATATTCTTTACGAATAGATGTCCTACCTTGGTCCTGAGATCCAATAGAATTAGAATCAAGTTCTCCCATCATCTGAACTGCCCTTTCAATGTTATCACTGAGATTACCAGAACTAACATTTTGTTGACCCACACTTGCATAAGGAACTAATCCTTCTGGAAGCATAGATACAATCGTTTCATCAAAATTCCAAATTAAGATAGTTTTCAACGAAGGATCAGAATACCTTTGTAAAATTTCTGACTTTTTTGTATTTGACTTTTGTTTTGCTGCAAGTGCAAGAACTTCAAAAGCAAAAGGGTTGGAGGGTAGATCTTCCGAAACTACCCTCGGGATTTTAGTTTGAGTAGCCATAAGACTTATTTCAATTCAGTTGTTATTTTTATTTAGATCAAAGTTTGAAGCCAGCAAATGAATCTTTCTTCATATCTTGTTTGATTCCACCAACAACATAAGATTCCACTTCTGTCTCTTGTGGAGCTACTTGAAGACCCTTTGAAGAAATCCAATGTTCAGTCCAAGGAAGTGGATTATTCTTTGCAGGAACATCATACATTGGTTTGAGTCCAATCGCCTTCATGCGACGATTGGCAATCCACTCAACATAGTTGTTAAGAAGTTTATCATTCAAACCAATCATAGATCCATCTTTAAACAAATACTTTGCCCAAGATTTTTCCTCATTGACGCAATTTTCAAACGCAGATGTTACCCACCCCTCTTCTTCCTTAGAGATCTGTTGCATCTCTGGATCATCTCCTTCACGCCACTTATTGAGGATGTTCTGAGTAATGACAAGGTGTTGATTTTCGTCTCGTGCGATGAGAGAGATAATTTTAGCGGATCCTTCCATAAGCTTGAGTTCACCAAACGCAAACGAGCAAGCGAACGAGACATAAAACCTGATACCTTCAAGAATGTTGACATTTGCAATAGCTCTGTAAAGTTTCCTCTTGAGTTCTATACGACCCTCTTTTGAATATCCCGCACCTTCTTGTGCAAACAACCACTCATTAGAAGTTCCATATTGTTGTGCCGAATTAATAAAATCATCATAAGCACCTGTCACATTTGTGGCACGACTCATAATTTTTTCATCATCCAGAATCGTATCAAATACTTCTGCAGGATCCGAATAAACATTCTTAATAATATATGTATAGGAACGACTATGGATCATCTCCATGAATCCCCAGACTTCCATACAAGCTTCAAGTTCAGGAAGAGAACAATAAGGAATAAAAGCCATACCAGGACCACGACCCTGAACAGAGTCAAGCATGATTTGATACTTTAGGTTAGAAGTAAAAATGTGTTTCTGTTCTGGGCGAAGAGATTGATAGTCACCACGATCCTTCTGGAGAGACACCTCTTCGGGTCTCCAGAAGTATCCAAGTTGTTGTTGGGTCAGTTTATCAAAAACTGGATATTTATAGTGATCATAACGCTGCAAACCTAATGGTTGACCAAAAAACATTGGTTGTTTGCGAGTATCAACATCGGTGCTGGTGTTGAATACGGTCATTCCTTTTACCATTTGTAACTCCTGTTCTTTACTAGATTTTGCAACTTTCACAATCTTCCTCACTAGAATCCATAATTTCATCAAGTAATTTGTCTAATTGTTGTTTGGTGGTGTCCTCCTTTACTTCATCAGATTTTTGGTCATGGGTATTCTGATAATAACTTGTCTTCCATCCAAACTTATAGGTTCGGAGAAGATCCTGAGCCATTACTGAGACTGGAACTTCGTTATCGGGATAGTTTTCGGGGTTATAGGACCAGTTTCCGCTGATGGCTTGGTCAAAAAACTTTTGCATGACAGCAACGACGTTAATATAACCAGTGTTATCAGGCATGTCCCATAGAAGAGTATAATTGTTTTTGAGTGTTCCATACTGGGGAACAATTTGTTTAAGTGGACCTTTCTTTGACTTCTTAATGGACAGGTATCCACGAGGAGGTTCGATTCCATTGGTTGCGTTTGACACAACGGAACTGCTCTCCGATGGCATCTGTGCGGACAGTGTTGAGTGCCTGAGACCATATAGTTGAATGTCGGATCGTAGAACTTCCCAATCATACTTGTACCCCGGATTTGAAATTTCATCAACGTCCTTTTTGTATGTATCAATTGGCAAAAGTCCTTGGAAATACTTTGTACGATTAAAATCAGTACAAGGTCCTTTTTCTTTTGCAATCGAATTGGAAGACTTAATCAAATAATATTGAAAAGCTTCGGTCAATTCGTGAGTCATATCCCAAGCTTCTTGGGAATCATACTTAACTCCATGTTTTGCAAAATAATGTGCAAGACCAATATAACCTACTCCAAGAGAACGGCGAGATTTAGTAGCTAACTCTGCTGCATTGACTGGGTAATCTTGATAATCAATAAGTTCTTCAAGACCGCGAACAGCGAGATCACAAAGTTCTTCAAGATCGTTCAGATCACGAATTTTACCAACATTAATTGCAGAAAGAATACACAAAGCAATCTCACCATCAATATCATCAATATGTTGAAGTGGTTCTGTTGGAAGAGTAATCTCCTGACAAAGATTGCTCATCCAAATCTTATCAAGAAAAGAACTATGGGAATTGCAATGGTCAATATTCATAATGTAGATACGACCAGTTTCTGCACGTTCTTTCAGAAGATCCAGAATAAGTTCTTGAGCTCTGACAGTCTTTCTTGGAATAGACTCATTTCGTTCTGCAGCCACATAGAGATCATCAAACTCAGGAAACCCGAAAGCATCAGAAACTGCCGGAACATCATGAGGTGAGAAGAGGGACATTTCCTCATCATTAATGAATCTTTCATAGAAAAGTTTTGAGAATTGAATTGAATAATCTAATTTACGAACACGATTATCTTCAGTACCCTTGTTGTTTTTCAGTACGATAATATCTTCTATTTCTTTGTGCCAGATTGGGAAGTGTACTGTCGCGGATCCACCTCGTATGCCATTTTGCGTACAGCATCGGACAGTCGCTTCAAACTTCTTGAGAAAAGGTACAACACCTGTGTGTTGTACTTCTCCGCCTCTGATTTTACTGTTGATGCCACGGATTCGACCTGCATTGATACCAATTCCTGCTCTTTGTGCAACATAGCGACCAATTGCCATATCAGAGCTGAAGATGCTATCAAGGGTGTCATCAACATCAACAAGAACGCAACTTGCAAATTGGCGAAGTGCGGTTCTAACACCTGCCATGATTGGCGTAGGAATGTTGATCCTGTGTTTGGAGATTGCATTGTAATACCTACGAACATAGTCTAGTCTAGTTTCTTTTGGATATTCCGCAAAAATTGTTGCAGAAATCAACATATACATGTACTGAGGAGTTTCGTAAAGCACTCCAGTACTACGATCTTGAACAAGATATTTATCTACGACTTGACGTAGACCTGCATAAGTGAACAGAAAGTCACGATCATGGTCAATCCAACTGTTGATTTTATCCCACTCATCATTATTATATTTTGCAGGGAGATGTCTATCATAAATGCCGCTGCAAGCACCATGAACTAGATGATCATAAATGTGAGGGAATCCCTGATTCCAAGATGGTCCGAAGACTTGTTTGTAGAGTCCAAACAAAAGAAGTCTAGCGGCAACAAATTGGTAGTTAGGGGCCTCAAGATCAATAAGATCGGATGCAGAACGAATCAGAATTTCCTGAATTTCCGCAGTGGTAATACCATTATAAAATTGGATACCTGATTGCATTTCAACTTGAGATGCAGAGACTCCTGCAAGGCCTTCGGTGGCACTCTCAACCATTTTATGAATTTTGTCTAGGTTCAGGTTCTCAGTATTTCCGTTTCTTTTTACAACTTTAGTCCCGTTACTCATGTCTTCTTCCAACTAGTAAGTTTTGTTTTAGCTTGTAAGCCACTATAGACATTGG